CCTTAAACCGTATCTCGCCTGGGCAAAACAAGGCATCGCCAAAAACATCAGTACCAACAGTACTGACAATGCTGTTAATAATCTTTTCATCCTTTCCTCCTTTTAGTCTTGAGCATAAACAACTTCCAAATAGATAGTGCCTGTTGCTGATGCGCCTGCGGTAGTGATAATAACCTGCCTATCGGTTCCTGTTGCGGTTGCGGTTGTCTCATCAACATTATACTGCGCGCCTGTGATAGCGTTCATCCTCGTAACCTGATTTGCAGTATTACATTCAGTTGCGGTGATATAACGGTTATCATCTTCATAGTCACCGACTGCCAAAGTAACGCTTGAACCTAAAGCGTCAGTCCTTAAAGCAACCTCAACTACTCTTGAGTTCTTAGGGATATAAACACCCATCTCGATGATAGAACCCGCTGCTGTTGATGAGGCTTCATAAGAATCCATTATTACTCTTAACTTGCCATACTGAACTCCCGAATCCATAATGTTTGAACCTGTTGGAGTATCGGCAAGCGTTCTGTTTGCTCCTTTAAACGTAGCCATGTTTAAACCTCCTTGTTAATTAAACTCCTTCTTTCGTAAGTTGTTTATTCGCAACATGTTATCAACTCTCATCGCATTTTATTTCCACAACTTTATCTTCGTCCAATCGAGTTGCGCCGCACCCTATCGCTGCATACACCTGAACTGAGAAATTCTTATCATCCCGTTCAGTTATCCTAGTTGTAATATCCCTTGAAATCGCTAACCCCAAACCGTTCTTTGCCCAGCAGATTACCCTGCGGTAACTATTGGAATCGGTATCTAATAAACTGCTTGAGATAGGGATAAATGTAAACCCCATGAAGGTAAACGGTAATCTCGCGCCTGCGACTAAAGCCTTTACGGTGTTATAATCAGCGGAGATAAACTCGTCTATCTTGAGCATGTCCTGTATCTGCTTTGAAGATACAGCGACATATCTTGGTTCTTCAGGGTCAACATCGTTATCATCAAGGATTTCCTTTGCGGAAAGTAACTTCGCAAGTGTCATGCCTGATGCGCCTACAGCAACTACATTCGCAGACGGGAACGTGGTTGACGTCCCTCCAGATTTCCCTGTGTAAGACGTTCCAAAGGCCTCGGTGATTACCTCATCATCCAAAGCCCTGCCTAACGCATAAGAAGCGTTCAGGGAATATTCTGATGTTGGATCTGCAAGCATTTTCAGCTTGTCAGCCTTATCAATCAAATCAGCCCAATCATAATCAACCATGCTGATTTTTCTTCTCTGCCAGTCCGTATTCACAAGAGGAGTGTCAGAGTTCCTGGTAGTTCTTTTAACAGCAGAGGTTTTACCTATCTGGTCTAAATAAGTATCCTCGCCTATAACTCCTGTCTTTAATCTGACAGTGTTCCGAAGTTTTGAACCTTTTTGCTGAGAAAGTATCTCAACATTGGCGTTAAACTGCTTACTTAACGCAGTATCTATACCATTTGCTAAAGTTGCCATTATTTGCCTCCTTTTTTAAAACAAAAAGCGGACAACACAGTAATGCCGAACTAATGCACCTTGCACTATTGCGTGTCCGCTTTCACGGGGCGAATAATGCCAAAACAAATGGGCCTGTTTTAGCAGGGTATCCGAAAACCTAAATAACCAAAGGGCCTAATGGGTATCCTTTAGTCATTTGTTAAAAATCTTGTCAATCTATCTCTTTTTTCCAAAAACTCCTGATGTTGAGGATGTGAATCATCATAAAGCGGGCCTTTCAAATCCCCCTGCATTTTGTTTAATTCTTCCTGTGCTTCTAAAGGGGTCATACTTAACCCGTCTGGTTTACCTGTTAACTGATCCTCTGACAAAATCTCGCCTATTTTGGCAAATAACTTTAAATAAATAGGGTTATTGCCTGCATTCTTGTCAAACTCTTTAAAGGCTGCCTCATCAGCGAATTGTGAGAATACCTTTTTGGCCAAGGCTACCTTCTGCTGATACGCTCCTCCCCATTCTTTACGGAGTGCGGTTTCAGCTTCTTCCATAGCTCTGACAGCATCCTCATTGTATTTCGTATAATCCCCAATCTGTTTCTCTACAACAGCTTTATATAAAGCCCCGAATTGTTTGGGCAATATCCCATTCTCGTGGGCTACTTTTCTAATATCTTTTATTAAGTCCTCATCTAACGGAAAATCTTTTGGTATATCTAAATTGGTCGGCAGTTCATAATCATCCGGTGTCTTAGGTCTGCCAAGCCTGTCAAAAATCATTCCATACGTTTCCTTATCGTTTTCATCTTTCGGAACAGGTAAATGCTCTCTCCCCAAGAACTTCTGAGCTGAGACTAATGCCTTGAACGCATCCCCTGGCTCCTTGTATTTCTCGAATATCGGGTCTTCCCTTATTTCCTCTGGTATTCCACTCCGCCAATCTTTCGGGTCAAGAATTTCCGCTTTTGGGTCTTGAGTGTCCGCCATTTTAATCTCCTTTTGGGTTAATAATACTCTTCAAATTCCCTTCCCTGCGTTAAAAATGTCCTGCCGCGCCGCCTGCGCCTTCTTAATCTGTTTTTTCTAAAAGCTGGTTTACCTCTACCTGAACCATCCCTGCGTCCTCCGCCTGGCCCCATTCCTCTTCCTACCCCACCTGGAGGCCCATATCCGTTCCCTCCTGGAGCCATAATTATACCCTCCTTATTCTTAAAACTGTGTTTTTACTTACACCTAAAACTTTAGCTATTTCACGAGAAGAACCACTTAATTCTAATACTGTAGTTCTAAGTTTTACCTGTAAATTATTCTTATGTTTAATTCCTTTTCGCTGTTTATTATGCATCGCTACATGTTCACCTTGTGATGCTAAAACTTGGAGATTAGAAATACTATTGTTTGTAATATCACCATCTATATGGTGAACAATACCATTAGGATTTTTCATCACTTCTCTTGCTTTCTCTCTCCAATAAGTAGATTTACCACCAGACCAATTAATAGGTTTCTTACCTTTTCGAAACTTTATGCCAAGATTGTTACCTTTTTGAAAACCTTTCAATCCGCCTGGCATAATTTACCTCCCCATAAAAAAGTATTTAGTTACATGCTTACGGTTTGGCGAATCCCCTAAAATCCTCTCAGACGAATGTTCCTCCTGACCCCTGCGTTTCCTGTCAGCGTTACACTCATCTACAAGACGTTTTGTCCTATGCTTATCACTTTCTATATCGGCATCACCACCAGGCATTTTATTCCACCTTTCTCGCTAAATTCCTGAGCGTCTCGATATTCATATTCATCATGTTCTTAATATGAATGACAACAAACCTCATGCCCTCATTCAGGTAAATCCTGTTTGGATCTACCGAATAAGTCGTTTTGTTCGTAAAGCAGATTTTTTCTAAATTCGACAGCACTTTCTTGCCTCTGGGAGAGCTAAACGTCTCAATGTAATCTTTTTTTAATTCCCTGATTTCATTCATCTGTTTTTCGTTTAACTCCTGATTTTCAGGCACCCTTATCACCTCCCTTAGCTATCTGTTCCGATTCTATTAATGCCTTAACTCCCTGACCGACTTTAGGTGCGCCTTCGACTGCTTCTGCTATTTGCTGTGCTTCTGCCCTTTGTTCTCTAATAGCTTGAACTTCATCATCGCTTCGCAATACTTCGCCTGTATTTGATATTTCAGCCACTCTTTTAACTATCTTATCTGTATCAACATTGTCCACCGCATTAGGATCTACTGCCTGTAATGCCTGAACAGCAATCACAAGGTCATTGATTGAACGCATCTCACTCGCCCTCTGCGCTTTGGCTAAGGGGGAGATGTAAATAACTTTATATTCCCTTTCCATAAGAATCTCAGGCGGCGGGGAAATCTTCTCTTCCCTCAATAAGATATTGAAAGTCCTTGTGATTATCGGGTCTAACTTCTCGTGCATGAGCCTCCCGAGTATTGGGCCAAGTATCAGCATGCGTTCATTTACCCGTTCTGCTATCTCAGTCGCAGTCCTTTTGGTTTCAGGAAGGCTCGCAAGCATTAAGAATAAATCCACAAAGAATGCCTTTTGGATTGAGGCTCTCCTATGGTTCTCCATCTCTAAAGACAAGTTAATCTCTCGATTTAACTGTAATGTCTCAATCTTGTCCTCAGGGTTCGTTGATAACTTCATATTGATTGCCTTAGCCGAAGTCCTAAAAGGCAGTAAATACCCGTCATGTGGCAAGATTATGGGTGGATGTAGCGTCTTTTGCGCGGCCTCAAGTATGTCCCTACTCATGGTGTTAAGCATTTTTATGTCAGCTAACGCAATCGAAGCAGGCGAATAGGCATATTCAGAATCACTCACCTTGTAAGCCCTACCGATAAAGAACGGAAATTCCTCATACCCGCCCTCTGAAAGGATTTTCTTCGTGGTAGGCTCAATATATAACGAACCAAAGGGCATATTTCTGGCATCTCTTTTTCTAATATCCCTTTCTTCCCTTGGAAGTACAATATGAAGGAACTTAACGGGTTGCTCCACCTTCTGGGCTTCTATTAAATCCATGACCTTTTTACCGGCGTTTTTGCCCCATTTCTGATATGCCTGGCGGGCTGTCAGGTTAAATGAACGATATACTGTATCAATCTGGCCTCTTGCATTCGCAAGGATGAATATCTCTGATGGCGGGCGGGTATGGAAAGCTATTGTCTGTATCGGGTCTTTTTCCTCATACAAAGTGGAGTTCCCAAATACACCAAAGTCCCAATAATCCTCATGTATAGCTTGATTGAAGTTTGAAGTGTTAATATAGTCAAATATTGTATCTTCAGCGTCTTTAAGCCAGCCCTTTATCTCATGGTTTCTCTGAAGATCCTTATCTTTCATGGCTAAGGAAAACCACTTTGATGCAGGGTTAGTAAGATAGGAATGCAGCCCCGCCGCGAACACTTGAGCTGACTGGATTGCTGTCATGTCATAGATGTCGGTTTTAATCTTTGTGCCGGGCGCCCTCGTTTCCGTGATATTGGCTTTCTGGGGCAGGCAGTAATGCGCGCAAGATTGCCATAAATTCTCCCATTGGCCTCGATTGGACTTAATTGTTTCAAATCTCTTTATGAGATTATCTATTGAGATATTAATTGGCATAACTATTCTCCTAAAAGTGTCTTATATTTTACATTCGCAGGTTCTAATATTCCGCGCGGTCCTGTCAAAAGTGTACTTCTCTTTTCCCTGCCTTTCTTGAGTTTCTTCTTTTCTTCTTCTTTGACTGCCTCAATCTCTTTTGGCTCTGTCGGAGGCGATGCAGGAACAACAGGCGGTGCAACTGTCGGAACCTGAGGCATGCTTGGGGTTTTAAATAATCCTGACATAATTATTTTTCCTTTCTGGTTATCTTCGCGCCTCTATACCAAATGTAAGTAACGCTACCTTGTTCTAACTCATAGAACCGTGCTTTATATAAATCCTCATGCAAAAGTTCTTTTCCTATCTCCCATATCTCGCGCGGAGTCATCTCAATACTCAAGATGTCTTTCTTGGTCTTGTAATGTTCTTCTATTTTCTTATCGAAGTTTTTGTGAAGCTCGGATTTCATGCCATCACCGGAGCCACAGTCTCTGCCTCTCTTGGAAAATCCTTTATCTGTCGCCTGCCATATGGGGCCTTTGCAATCTGCTCCTGCATACTGAGGGCATCCATTAAATCGGAATAAAGACTCTTT